AAAAGGGATATATAGATAATAACTCGCAGAGGATTGGTTCAAATAGTATAAATTTACATTATATCAATTCAGAAGCATATGCAGATAAATTTAAAAAAATCAGCAATGATAATGAATTAAATAAGCTGATATATAATAAATCTATAGAGCTATTGAGAAATAATAATAATAGTGATACAGAAGGTTTATGTGTAATAACAGTTCCGAATAAACAGGTATTATTGAATGTAAAAGGTGAAAAAGATGCTATTGGTGTAGAATTGAGTAAAAAACAAAGCAGTATATTAAGAAAATGCAATATGGAAATTATTGGAATACATAATCACCCAACTAATTTATTACCTAATGGTAGTGATTTTACTGCGGCAGGATATAGAAGATATAAGTATGGAATAGTTGTAACACACGATGGAAGAATATATAAGTATTCTGTAGGAAATAGACCATTTTTAGCCTCATTACTAGATAGTAGAATTGACAAGTATTGTTCTAAAGAATATAATTTGAGTATAAGAGAAGCTTATGAGAAAGCGCTAAATGAGTTTAGAAAGGAGTATGGAATATCATGGCAAGAAATAGAATAAGATGTTATAAGGATGTTGTGATACATCATCCTGACTGGACTATTGAGGATTTTGAAAAAGAGGAAGAAAAACTAAAAGAAGAAAGCGATAAGCTAACAGAATGGCCTGAAATTTTATAGCTTATATACTTGCATTGAACAGCCACCAATCTCTTGATTGGTGGTATTTTTATACCCAATTTAGGAAAGGAACATATGCAACATTTAATTGAATACAGGGGAGAAGTCCTGTTAGGAAAAGCTCCTAACGTCCCCGAAAGTGACATTAGACGTGGCGAAAGGCTGCGTCTTTTTTGATTGCAGAGGTAGGCTGCAATAATAATTATTTAATAAAATTTATAAAATGGCAGTATTTTTATAGTGTATTACATTATGCGTATCTTGCTAAATTTTTAATTATTAATATTTAGATAAAAAAATATAAACTGTAAAAAACACAGGAAATAACAGGGGTTTACAAGGTTAAAAAACTGTGATAATGTGAATTTACGATATATCGAAAAATAATTTAAAAACCTCTTGACTTTTGGCTGACATAATATATATAAGACAATTATGGCAGACAAAACAAGGAGGTGAAAGAGATGTCACCTAAAATAGGTCGTCCAACCAATAACCCCAAAGAAGAAAGAATAACTGTAAGGCTTGATAAGGAGTCATCAGAGATATTGAATGACTACTGTATTCGACAAGATATAGGAAAAGCAGAAGCTATTCGTCAGGGCATAAAAAAATTAAAAGACGACAAAAAAATAGAGTGTTGCACCGCTACGCAAATGATATTGGAGTATTTATGAGACACGACACAATAAAAACTATGACCATTGTGACAAATCAAGGAGATGTACGATATATTTCAAAAGGCGAACATTTTGATTATAATGGAGCGGTTGAATTGATGAGAGAGTGTCAGGAAAAATATAGTGATAATATTAATAAGTGTATTGATTTGTTTTAAAAAAATGCTATTCTGTTGGCATACAGAGAGGGTAATATTGAGGCAGGAGGTGTTTCAATGGATGGTATATTAGATGGAAAACCGGGAATGACAATTGATGAATTGATTGCATTATTGGAAAAAGGACCAATAAAGGCAGAAAGCAATAATGAAGATAAAGCAGAAATAAAAGAAAACAAGTAACAGCCACCAGTCGAAAGATTGGTGGTATTTTTATACCCAAGTTGCACCGGTGCAACAGAAAGGAGTAATATGTCAGCAGAAGAATATCCAGATTTTGTAAAAACAACAGGCTATGGTGTAGACCCACTAGGATTGTGCGGTATTAACTGCTATCACAATTTCTGGCCGTTTATACCTGGAGTGTCAGTAAGGCTGTATACAGATGAACAGCTTGATAAGATGAATGCCAAAGAGAATGAAAAGAAAGAATTTAATGGAAAAGAATATACAACCTATGAGGCAACACAAAGAATGAGACAGTTAGAAACACTTATGCGTAAGGAGAGGCTTGATGTACATCTTCTTAAAAAGGCAGGAGCGGAAAATGAACAGGTAAAGGAAGCAAGAGCCAAATATAGAAAGACAAGTGCAGAATACAGGGAGTTTACAGAAGCTATGGGAATGAAAGAGCAAAGAGAAAGAGTGACAGTAGATGGCCTTGGGAGGGTATAAATGATTAATATAACAATATATGATAATGGATTTGAAATAGAGGGACACGCTGGGTATGCGCAGAAGGGCAGTGATATAATATGTGCGGCAGTATCGGCACTGAGCCAGACGTGCAGGATAAGTATTACTGAGCTGGCAGGGTATGAACCAGTATGTGAAGAAAAAGACGGCTATATGAAGCTTATGTGTGCAGATGTTAATGAAGTAATAAGAGTATTATTAAAGTCATTTGAACTGGGAATTGAGGCAGTAAATGAAAATTATGCGGGATTTATAAAGATTGTTCGTTTTGTTCGTTAAAAAGGTGATATTATTTAAAATGAAATAAATATAAGAAACAGAGGCAGGGTTTAAGAACCTTGCCTTTTTTCGTACCAAAACGTGTGAGGCAAACACGGGATAACATAGGAGGTTATTGATGAGAAGATTTAATTTACAGCTTTTTGCTGACGGTGGCGAAGAGGGAACTGGTACAACCGGAACAGAAAGACACGAAACAGGATATAGTTTTGAACAGGCAGAGGAAATAGCAACGGCAAGAGCAGAGCGTGCAACAAAGGCAGCATTACAAAGTTATTTCAGACAGCAGGGAATGACTGAAGAGGAAGCACAGGAGGCTTTTAAAGATTACAAGAACAAAAAGGAAGCACAAAAGCCTGATATAGCAGCAGTAACTAAAGAAAGAGATGAGGCTGTGTCAAAGGTAAAGGCTTACGAGAATGAGAAGCTTTTAAGACAGAAAAATGTCAGGGAAGATGATATTGATTATGTAACTTATAAGGTTAATCAGATGGTAACAGATAAAGTGGATTTTGGTGCGGCAGCAGATAAATTCTTAAAGGACAATCCACGATATAAGAACACAGCAGGATACAGAGTATCTACTGGTGTTCAGAGTGGAAGTGGAGAGACAAGAACAAAAAGCGAACAGATTAGTGATGCACTGAAAGAGGCATTCAGGGCAAGATAAGGAGAATATGATGAATAGAAATAAGATGAATTTACAGAGATTTGCAACAAACATTGTAACCAGAAATGATGCGGCGGCATTAATTCCGGAGCAGATAA